TGAAACTGGCTGAATCAAATGCTATGTTGATACCGTTATTGACGTCGATGCGAGGATAAGTTCCAGCATACACTGTGGTACGTTGAAACATGTCACCAACGCTGACATTGTTTTGTCCTATGAAATTAATAACTGATGTTGCTGGCGATGTGGTTCCATTAAAGTGATTGCCCACATCATAAAACGTGTTGTAACCACTGGCATTCATTCCAGTACCAGCAGCAATTATAATACCTTCAGCATAGATGTTATCAAACACATTTCCTAAGAAACGGAATCCAGTAGGGCCGCCATTTACTGGAGAAGGATTGCCTAAAGACACACCTTGATAGTGTGTATCAAATGTACTTTCTGTAACCAATACACCTTGCACTTGATTGGGAGTCTCAAATGCCCAGGTAGTACCACCAAATGTACATCGACGGAAAGTGATGTTATTACAGATTAAACTTGCTGTGGAACTAAAATGCACACATGCTGTGCTATCAATTGCAGTTGTTAGATCAAGTTGGCCAAGTGATCCTGAAAAACTCACATCTGTGAATGTACACTGTTCGGCATCTTCAACCAAGAATATATCTGCTAGGCCATCGGCTTCAAACCCCATATTGGATATTGAAATATCAACCGGAGGTGTGGCACCATTGTTACCAATATTTACTCCTGTTTGCTGCAAGCTGTCGCTGTACACAGCCACAAACTGACTGGCACTGGTTGCATCTAATACAATAACGCTGGAGTTAATTCCTTCACCGCATAACAAAGCATAAGGTGGAATGTTAATCGACCCAGTGACCAAGTAGCGACCAGCTGGGAAAAATAACGATCTACGTATTTGTGGATTTGATTCTCTACAATACAGTTGAAACAATGCACGATTGATAGCGTCAGTATCATCAGTTACGCCGTCGCCCACAGCACCAAAACTCAGTACACTGGCAAATTGGTCTAGCCAGCTTTGCAGTGGAATACTAATTGGACTACCTGACGACGATCCTGTTTGTACTGTGTATCCAGCTGCTGTACCTTGGTAAGTGTATGCGCCGCCTACTAGCAATATGTCACTGTATTCAGTGAGAATTTCTGTATTGCCTATTACAGGTGCACCATCTTGCAAGGTTCCATTGCCGATGTATAATCGACGTTCGTCGATTGCCCAGCCTAATTCTGCGCCAGCTAGTTGTGGCAGATTTTCTGCTAGACCTTTACGATTTGTTATTCGTGATACTTGAACTATTGCCATGTGAGTCCTGATTCTGTGCTGTATTTAGCCAGAATCCGTCAGGCAACTAAATGTGTTTGGTATAGTATTCTTCTACCTTGCGCCACCATAAGTTACAATAACGATCGTATTCGGCACCTTCCAATACAAATTCTTGATATTGAGGTGGGCTTATAATATTGTGATTGGCGTCAAGATCAGGTTTCACACACATGAGAATCACTCCCTTGCGTATTTTTGTACCATGCAATTCATTGTGAGCTTCTGCATAAGCACATAATTGAACAAAGTAATCATCAATCCATTCACGCTTTTTTGGCTTGTTGGATTGTTTGTAATCCAAGATACTTTCTTCATTCAAGTGCAACCCTGCACCATCAGTGGTACCTGCATATATCTTAGGGAAATATAATGGTACTTCAATACCCCAGAATTCATTTACATTTTTCAATCCATCACGTATTACAGTCTTGGCCATTTCGTGACTGCTCCAGGAAAATGGATTTGTGCCACGTTCTTTAATTGAGCCTTTTTTCACATAGTCTTCAAGGTACGTGTGCATACGTGTGCCGCGATTGGCGGCTTCCGTAGTAATCTGTTGTGCCTTTTCTGCACCTACTGCACGCCGCCAATTGTGCAATGCAGCCTTGCTTTCTTCGCTTTTGGTCTTGTCAAGAATGGTAGTCACCGATGGCAACTTGTTTCCATCTGGTGTGGCATAAAAACGTTTGCCTTCTATTGTGACTCTAGGAATCTCTTGGTAATCAAATTTTGGATTATACATAATTATAGTCAATTATACACTTTAATATGGTGTATAGCAACTCTATATATGCTCGATTAGTTTTTAAATTCTGAAACTGAGGCCGCAGCCACAGCGGTCACGTTCGTTAGGATTGCTGAACTGAAATCCTTCGTTGAGCCCTTGTCTAGTGTAGTCTACTTCAAGACCTTGCAGATATGCACCGCTTTTGGGATCAACAAACAATTTACAGTTGTTAGAATCAATACATATATCGTCCGGTTGCACAGTGTCTACATATTCTAACACATAAGCAAGCCCAGAGCAACCTGTTGTTTTGACTCCCACACGGATACCAATACCGTGTCCTCGGCGTTGGATAGTTTTAGTTATTTTTTGAGCAGCGGTTTCAGTTAACGAGATCATGCTTGCTCTTGTAATCAATTATTGCTGCTTTGATCGCATCTTCTGCAAGTATTGAACAATGAATTTTAACTGGGGGGAGGGCAAGCTCGCCAGCAATTGCGCTATTCGTAATCTCTGCCGCTTGGGCAAGTGTCCGTCCTTTGACCCATTCAGTAACCAGCGAACTCGACGCAATCGCGCTTCCGCAACCATACGTTTTAAATCTTGCATCTGTGATAATTCCATCTTGAACTTTAATTTGCAACTTCATTACATCTCCGCAGGCAGGTGCGCCGACCATGCCTGTTCCGATGTCAGTGTCGTCCTTGGAGAACGAACCCACATTTCGTGGGTTTTCATAATGATCGATTAGTTGAGTTGAATATGCCATGAGTTTTCCTTACAAATTGTAAAGTATTTACTCCTATTGGTCAACCAGGCGCAGGGTTAAACGCTGCGATCTTTTTTCATTGCGGATTGTGCGGCTTGTGCCACAATATCTTGTGCTTGATTAACTGGCATGGTGACTGGTCCCGGCTTATCGCCGCCTTTGAATATTATTTCTGTAGCGTTGGGACTCATGGGTTCAATCAACCCACTCAATGGAGGTTGTCCAATTAAGGTTTGCAAAGTGTCGGGAGTGATATCTACACCCATACTTTGTGCTCGATTGATAAATGCCTGCACTGGCATTTGCATCTTGGCAGAAGTGTCTTGTGCTCTACCCACAGCAAACTTGGCCAAGGCCATGAGTTTGTCTGCGGTAGCATCTGCTTCTACTTCGTTGATTCGCATTATCTGCGCTCGCGTCCTAGTGCTGCTGCTGGTGCGGCTGCACCCGGTTCAACTGCTGCTATTTCAATTTCTTCTTCGCCCGGCGCAGGGCCTGCTAGTCCCATATCTCCCTCTGGAGGAGGCATACCTGCATCGGCCCCTGGCATTTCTACAGGGCCTTGCCCAGTTACAACACCCAATGCTTGTTCTAGCTGTTGCTTGCTGCTTTGCAAATTCTGCACTAGACCACTCAATGCCGCTTGTGCATCATTGTTGAATTGTGCAGCTTGGTTGGCCCCAATTTGATTCTTAATCGAATCCACTAATGCTGGCAATTCTTTGAATTGCATCTCGGTGCTGTCTTCAATCATGTCTTGCATTTTGTCAACCATGTCTTGTGCAGCCAATACAACTTGAGCTTGTTGCACTTCACTTTCGCTGAGATAGTAACCGTAGCCTTGCGCACGTAATCGAAGTTTGGTTTCTTGTACTGAAGTAGTAGTGTTAATACTGTTGAGTTCGTTCTGCTTATCAGTTACTTGTTTTTTCAAATCGTCAAGTTCTTGTTGCACCTGCTTTTTTTGATCCATCTTTTGCTTCACAGCCATAGCAGCGGCCTGTTGAGGATTTACACCAGGAGCTGCTCCTGGTGCAGTAGTTGCCACCATTTCGGCTTCGTAGATCTTTTCAGCTAATGCTTGTTCCATCATCATGAGCTTGAGATAAGCTGGACTCTTTTGGCTGGTATGACGAGCAGAACTGCTGCGCACTTCACTTAACACACCTCGTACTTGGCGATACATGTTATGCAGTTGTTTGCGATTCAAAGTATCAAAGTTGACCGATTGATCAAAATGACTTTCAAATACTTTAGAGATTTGTTGTGTAGGGCGTGTTACGGCCAATTCGTTTAGTTTCATTTGAGTTTCCTCGTAGTTGCCAGTATTTAGCCAAATTTATACATTTTGCTAGTTCTTTTTCTAGGACCTGAGTATATTCTTGCCTAGCACTTGTTTTATTAATCAAGTTTTCCCATGTGTTTCCAGCTGTGCGATCAGCCAATGCACGACGTACATATATGTCATTGCGCAATCTAACAACAGATTGATCTAATTCTTTTATTTGTCTAGCCAAGTTGAAATGATGTAGATTATCTGCTATGCACCAAGCTAATGCAGATTTGGTACCAGAAAATGTACCAATCTCATCATCACGCTGACAAACTTGAAATCCTGCAGGTACAGGGTATATGGTGTATTTGCCAAATACTCGATACTTCTTGCCATCTTCTATAATTACTTTGTTTAAAAGCAGCGGCAGCTCTTGTTCTGCTAATGCAGCCAATTTACGACTGGCTTTCATTTGAATACGTAGTTTGTTAGCATCCAACCCACAGTGGCCACAAGGAATCCAATTATAGCGATTCCCCAACCAACAAGTTGATCATTACGTTTGGCCGACATGGTATGCACCATTTCATGCACAGACTCTACCATGACTTTTACCGATTCGATTCCAGATTCAACAGTCTGAATTTTGAGTTCTAGCATGCGATAACGTTCGGCACAAAGCTCAACGTGCGCCTCTAAACTTTTCTTCTCGATGTCTGTGGTGTCCATGAGTTATTTATGGTTCAACGGTTCAAACCAGATGTTAACATCTGGACGCAATAGTGTAGTTAACTGCTGTTCAACATAGTTAATGATAGGTACACCATCGCAGGCTTGCCGTAATCTTCCCACAGGATCATTTTCCACTGCAAACACATCATCAAATTCTGTATCAAACTCAAATTGCCAACGTTGGTCTTTGGCTCTCACACGAGAAACTCGTACTGGTTGTGTGTAAAGACCAATCAACTGCATAATAGTTTCCCAG